TTAATAACCAGTTCCCCAAGTATTATTTGGATCACCATCATTTGGACCAACAGGAATGTAAATTCTTGTTCCATTTGAATCTGTTCCACCTAACCAAACATAGCCGTCAGCTACATGGACTGAATCATATCTAAATTGCGCACTTTTTGGCCAGATACCATATACTGGCGCATACAGACTAGGTGAACCAGTACGTAACACAATCCCTTCATTTACACCGATAGTAAAAACTTTAGCTGGCTTAGGTTTGCTATTTTCCCAAAGCTCCGCAATATCGCCATCGTTCGCGTATCCTAATAATTTACCGCTATTTTCAATCCGATATAGATTTTTACGACCGTCTAATTTCTGTGTGATTGTACCAACTTGTGTCCATAAAGTATTTGCATTGATATGTTGCTCGATTGGCGCATCTGGATTTTTATAGATCGTTGTAAAGCGAACGTTCTGCCCTACTTTATATTTAGGCTTGTTTGGTTTGCTGGGGTTTACAATAACATCATGACCGTCTTCTGGAAGTCCAGTTTGTAAGTCTTGTGCTAATTGTGCTTTATTAATTCCCCAACTTGCTAAATAACCGTAAGGGTCGGTGTGATCTCCCCACCAAGTTTTGGTAACCCAATCGTGAGTTACAATCCCATAACCTGTACCATCATCTAAATCAAATGTTGCGCCGATTTGAGTTGCTAAATCACGAATCAAATTAACATAGGCTGCATAGTCTTTCTTGAACGTTTCTTTGTTATTCGTTCGTGCTAATTCGATTTGAGCATAGGCTTTTGCATTCGCTGTTGGTCCTGCGCCCCACTGAATTTGTCCTGCTGGTGCTAATTGTTTCACGCGTCCACCAGAACCAACAAAATAGGAAACGTACGCATTTTGCCAGTTTCGTTTCATATATGCCGTTTCATTGTCTAAACTATTTGGACCGACATTATTTCCATTTCCTGACTCATGCAATACAATCAATTCGTTAGTTGCATATCCAGGGAAATAGCCACCGAAATTGATTGGGTCTTGTTCAATTTGGTAAGCATTTGCGCCAATTGGTAACATAAAACTTAATCCCATTCCGACAGCTACTAATAATTTAACAGTTTTTTTCATAAAAACACCTTCCTAAATTTAATAATAAAAAGGCATGGCTTAGAGCCATACCTCAATTTAATTTTTCATGAATTTTTTCTACTGTCGTCTTGATGTCCTCAACATCTTTTAACGAGTCCGCAAGCTTTCCAATTGTTTCTTGATAATTACGTTCGCGATCACTATTTTGTTTCATCACCCAAATAAATAAACCAACAAATAGAGTAGTAAACGTTACTTGCTCTGGATTCGTTAATAAACCTCTCACAAACTCTTCAATCATTGCTACTTACCTACTTTCCGACAATTTCTTTCGCTTCTTTTTCTGTAATGCAAAGTGGGACAAACTCCATTACTTGTTCATCTGTAAAACAGCCCCAGTCATACATCATTTTAATGTCATCAAATGTAAACATTTTATTCCACTCCTTCTGCTAATTTTTCGTTAATTTCTTTTACCTGATTGGTTAATTGATTAATCGCAAGCATTGATTTTGCACTAATTTGCGCAAAACTATCTGCTTTCTTCGTTACTTCAGAAAGCTCTTTTTTTAAATTCATGTCATTAATCATAAGTTTTGAATTTAATTGTTTTAATTCCGCATTTTCGGCTTGTAATACCTCAATGTCGGTTGGTGGTGCTGGCTCTGGTTGTGGTGCATTTTCTGGATCATGAATCAATTGTGCGCCGTCATAACGCCAATTCATAAAATCAAAAGGTTCTTTTTTCACTTCAAGTTCAATTGTGTTAGGCTGTTCCATTGTAGAATAACCTTCCAAATAGCCAATTCTATTTTCAATCCAAATTTTCATAGCTAACTTTCTCCTTTCTTAAATTGCATACACCCGTGTCAATACAAAAGTTTTTGAAGCAGTATTATTATTTTTATGGCCTAAAATTTGCGTATTGCTTATATAAATATATTTGTTGTATTTTGCTCCATTCAATGTTTCTAAATGATGAACAACCGCACGACCTCCAAATTCCACTATATGCGTTTTTGGAACAAATACATAGTTCAAATCCCAATTGTCTCCTAGGCTTGTACTTGTGTTATATGGTTGATATAAAAATAACCAGCCAGAAAGACATTGATCCAATGGTAAACTCGGATTAATTGATTGATTTTCCCCCATATACCATGCTCCTGACCAAACTTTTTTACCTACATTTAAAATATTTGTTTCAGATAACTTATTTAGTAACTTTTCAAGACTATCAAAATTTTCTTCAATAGCTTCTGCTCCGTTCTCCATCCCTCGATAAATTCTGGTTAATTCCATATTCTCAACATCCTTTCTATATAATTAAATCAAACACTATGGATCGACTATTTTTTTCATCTATAAGTAAATATTTATATTCATTAATTTTTACTGGTAAAAATTCCGTTGTATAATCCAAAGGAATAGATACAATGCACTCTGAAGAATTAACATGTCTTACAGTGCTTTGAATTGATTGAGAAGCACTACCGCCAAATAACCCTGTTGGTTCTGTACCTAAAGGCAGTACACCTATACCATGTGTCCAAGTACGAACATTAACGACTGGTTGAGCTCCTAAATTGTGAACAATAGTTACATCAAAACCAACTGGAATTACAGAAGCAATAATATTTTCAAAATATTCTAGCCGTTCATCCAACGTTTTAAAATTCCCCAAACGTTCACTACTTCGAGCATCGATAACTTCGCTATCTGTTGTAGCATTTGCGATTACATCTTTAAAACGTTCCTCTAAATTGGTTTGACGTTGTTCTACTTTAGATTGGCGTTTTTC